ATGCTAACGGTGTAAGTAAGGAAGCTGCAGACAGGGCTAGGGAACGTCTCCAGAAGCAGGTTGATCTGAGGGACAAAACCGAAGGGATACGCTCCAAGCCTTTGTCAGATGATGCGACTCAGGCTGAGCGAGAAGCCCGCAAGGCCCAGATTGACAGTCTCCTAGACAACAGCTTCGAGCCAAAGGGTAGGACCAAGACAGGGGGTGGTGGCTCATCCCGTGCCGCCGTCAAGGACGAACGCTCCATCCTGAACGCACAGATGGAGTCAGTCCTGCGCCAAGAGAAGATTCAGCTTGGCACGAGGCTGATCGAGATCGAGACCCAGCTAGCGGACCAGACCATCAGTGCGACCGTGGCTACGCAACGCAAGAACGAAGCGACCATGGCATCGCTTGAGGCCGAAGGACGCCTACTTGAGAAGTCCATGAAGGCTGCACAAGCGGTCAAAGACAAGGTCCAGATCGAGAAGGTTCAAGGGCAGATTGATGAGAACAAGCTCAAGCTACTGCGCCAGACCGAGCAGGCTACCCTAGACAATACGAAGGCCAACACTGCCAACCGTAACTCGATTCAGGATTTGACCACAATCAGCAGCCGCTACATCGAGGACCTCCAGTTCGAGCAGATCGCCCTCGACAAGACGGCCCAGGAAGTGGCCCAGCTCCGAATCGAGCGGGAACAACTGAGGGCTGTTGAGGACCTGCAACGCCGTGTCGACAGGAACCAGGTCGACCCGGAGGTTGCAAAGGCTGAGCGTGGAGCGATCGACGCCAAAGCCGCCGCCCAGATGCAGGACCAGGAGTTTCAGCGGAGCTATGTGGCGGGGTGGAAGAAGGCCCACAAGGCCTACGTGGATGACGCGACCAACGCTGCCAAGCAGGCTGCTGACTCATATCAAGCGATGTCCAGCGCCATTGAGGGCGCACTGGACGAGTTTCTTACCACGGGCAAACTCAACTTTGCGAAGTTCGCCCAATCCGTGATCCTGGACATCGCCAAGATCGAGGCCAAGGCTTTGGCTGCCAAGGCCATGAGCAGTATCGGCGGGGGCGAGGGAGGCTTCGGCGGCATTGTCAACGGCATCCTCGGGATGTTCGGCGGGGGTGGAGGCGGGTTCAGCAGTGGTGACTTCGCCAACCTGGCGGCCAGCTTCATTGACAGCGCCAAAGGCAACGTCTTCTCAGGCTCCCCGAGCCTGCACGCCTACGCCAACACGGTGCAGACCAGTCCGAAGACCTTTGCCTTCCAGAACCTTCATGGCTTCGCCAAGGGTGGCATCTTCGCCGAGGCCGGGCCGGAGGCAGTCATGCCCCTGAAGCGTGACTCCTATGGGCGGCTAGGCGTGCAGGCTGAGGGCTTTGGTGGGTCGAAGGTGGTCAACATCACGGTCAACGTCAATGGTACTAACGCCCCGGATGTGAGAAGGGCCGCTGGACAAGGTGCACGAGAGGCCTTGTCAGCACTTAATGGAGCACGCAGATATGGCTGAGTTTCATGAGGGTAGGCTACCAGTTAATGTCAGGATGGGGGCAACCTACAACGACGAGTTCGCTGTGCAGATAGTGACCACAGCATCTGGCAAGGAGTATCGCAGGCTTATTCATCCTTTCCCTGTCCGTAGTTTTCAAATTAACTTTACCAACTGGCGGTCCACGATAGCTCAAGGTGTACTGGCCATGTACAGTAGAGTGTACGGTATGTATGCTGGATTCAGGGTTAGGTGCGAGGATGACTTCAGTACTAATGGCAGCGTCAATGTACCAACTGCAGGAGATTGGCAGTTACCTTTGATCTCTACTGGGGTGTATCAGTTAGTCACAGCCTACGGCTCTGGGGGAACACCGATTACCTTGGGACTGCCTTACAGGAAAGTGTATAAACCTGTGGCTGGGAGTACTGTTGTAGCTGTTGGTGCAGTGCAGCTAGATAGCTCTAACTTTACGGTTGACACCACTAACGGGCGTGTTACTTTTCTAGCCAATGGTACTTGGGCTATCACTAATATAACCAAGGAAGTTCAAGCTGTACTTACTATACCAGGGAATGCACTTGTTGCTGGAAGATCAATCTACGTAACTGGTGTTGTTGGTATGACACAGATAAACAACAAGCGTGTGACAGTTGTCAGCACGGATATCGGTGGGCTAGTCACAATAAATTTAGATACCATAGCTTATAGCAATTACACAAGCGGTGGAGCCGTAAATACGGCACCCCAAGTAGGTGAGGTAGTCTCTGGCGGTTGCTACTTTGATCTGCCTTGCCGCTTTAACAGCAGGATAGATGTGGCTGCTATATCCGAAGGAGTTAGGGATTGTGGCGGGATTGACATCATTGAGTTGATTGACCCATGAAAGCAATAGTCGCCGATTATAGGTATAGAGCCCTATGTATGAGGATAGTGCCAAAAACTGGGACACCTGTCTACCTTACGGACCACGTCACAGACTTGACCATGAGTGGGCACACGTACCTATCTACGTCTGGTTATCAGTTTACGGGTAACAGTTCCACCGCTGGATTTACCCCCTCCAACATAGACATAGAGGGGATAGTGGGGTTGGCTGGTATCACCCGTGCAACTGTATCCAGTGGTGTGTTTGATGGGGCTAGGTGCTACTGCTTTGCAACATCTTGGGTAGCACCCGTTGAAGATCAGGAGCCTATAACTGCTGGAGTGTTTGGTAAAACTACCCTACTAGATGATAAGTATGTCATCAATGGGACCTCCATGATAGATGCTCTAAATCAAACAGTGGGCGCTACATACTCAGTACAGTGCCCAAAAAAGTTCGGGGGAACAGAGTATGCAGGGTGTGGTGTAAATCTTGCACTCCAGACTGAGATGGGGACATTAACTGGTGTATCGTCAGCAAGAGTATTCAGTGATGGTACTAGGCCTGAGACATCTGGTGTGTTCCAGGCTGGGACAATAGAGTTCTTAACTGGTCCAAACGCTGGCCTTAAACCGCTGGAGATAAAGAGCTTCACTGTCCCTGGCATTATAGAGACACATGAAGCGTTTTACTACATGCCTGTTATAGGTAACCAGTATAGAATAATTCGTGGATGTCTGAAGAGGTCAATAGACTGTAAAAATAGGTGGGACGGGTTCACTACCTACTCAAATATGGTGAACTTTGGCGGTTTCGAGTACATACCAACTGGCTCCGTTTATGCCCAGAGAGGGGCTAACTAACATGACGCCAGACGACATCATCACTGCCGCTTTGGAGTGCATTGATACCCCCTTCATGCACCAGGGGCGGGTGGTTGGGGCCGGCCTTGATTGTGTTGGCGTGGCAATCCATGTCTGTAAGAGATTGGGACTTGAGCCAGCCGATGTGGTGGGCTACGGCAGGACTCCCTTGAATGGTCAGCTTGAGTCTGCCCTTGACTACCAACCGTTTGTTTCACGTATTACCAAGGCCGAAGTAAGGCCCGGTGACATGATGCTTATGCGGTTCCTTGGGGAGCCCCAACATCTGGCAATAATGGGTCACGATGAGGTTATTCACGCCTATGAGGCTGTAGGCAAATGCGTGAGGCATACCATGAACACAAAGTGGTGGAATAGAGTAGTGCACGCTTACAGATTTAATGAGGTCACAGTATGAGTAGCACTGGCCAAATAGTAGGTGGTGTAGTAGGGACTGTAGTCGGGACATTTGTCGGCTACCCCATGCTTGGCGCTCAGCTTGGTATGATGCTTGGGGGTGCCCTTGACCCACCAAAAGGGCCAACTATTAACGGTCCTAGGCTAGAAGACCTGACAATACAGACCAGTACCTATGGGGCTACTGTACCTAGAGCCTATGGCACGATAACTGTGTCTGGGAATGTGTTTTGGCTAGAGAACAATAAGTTAAAAGAGACAGTGTCTAAGAAGAAGTCGGGCGGTAAAGGTGGCGGCTCACAGACAACAACTAAAACATACCTGTACTCAGCTACTTTTGCTGTAGGGTTAGTAGATACAAGGGCTCTCGGAGAGCCCATCACCGGGGTTAAGAGGATATGGATAGGCCCTGACCTTTGGTATGACGCGGGGTCAACAGACCCTGGCACTATCGCTGCCTCAAATGCTGCTGCTGTAGGCTTTGAATTGTATAGAGGCTCTGATACGCAGCTAGTTGACCCACGGATTAGCGCTAATTTAGGCGTAAACGCATCAGCGTACCGAGGCCTAGCCTACATAGTTTTCTATGACCTGCCACTAGCTAAGTACGGCAACTCTCTGGCTGCTGCACAGATAAAGGTAGAGATTGTAGCTGCGGGCTCGGAGCATGTCTATGAGGCTACACAGCAGGCTATAGGAAGCAGGCAGTGGACGTGTGTTACGTACAACAGTAGGGTATACTGCACACTAGCAAATAATACAAATATATGCGCCACATCACCAGATGGTGTAACGTGGACTGAGTACCTCATGCCTAAATCGGCATCCTGGCAGTGCATCGTATCCAATCCAAACATTATTTTGGCATTCTCATTCGGGTCCGTATGTGTATCTGAGGATGATGGGGTTACATGGGTAGAGGTCTCAATGCCAGGGAACTACTACTGCACTGACGCTTGTTACAACGGTTCTGTGTTTTTAGTTGCAACTGATAGTGGACCATTCTTTAAGTCTCCAGACGGGTTTGCGTGGACATCAGAGAGAGCCCCAGAGGAGGCTATGGGGCTAGGGAGTGTAGCTTACAAAGGCTTGGCATGGAATGGTTCAGTTTTTGTAACAGTGGCACAAGGCACAAGGTTTTTGACCTCAAAGACTGGGACAACTGGTACATGGACTAGATATGTAGCTACTAATGGTAACAATTGGAAGTCTATAGGTGTTAATAATGGTAGATTTTGCATAACTTCAACAAATTTTGCTGGCACGTACACATCTGATGATGGTTACGCCTGGACGTACAATGCTGTGAATTTCGCTGGTTTTGGTTCTCAGGTTGCATCTGATGGATCACTATTCTGTGCTACGTCCTATTCAACCTATTGCCTATCCCCAGACGGTGTAACATGGGAAATAAAACAATTCCCAGGCGGGCCAGTAAATACCTGGAATTCCTTAGTCTGGGGCGGTGATGTCTTTGTTGGTGTAAGAGGTTCTGGTGGGGTAGCAGCTACGATACAGCCATATAAGATAGCAGCCACACCAGTAAGTTTGAGCCATATAGTTTCTGTAGAGTGTAGAAACTCTAGCATCTTAGCGGATACAGACATAGATGTAACTGCCCTAACTCAGCAGGTAAGGGGTTACCGCGTTGGGTCAATAGGTGCAATCAGATCAGCAGTGGAACCGTTACAGTCTGTCTGGCCATTTGATATTGTACAGCACGGTTACAAGGTTCAGTTTAAGCCTCGCAATTCAGGCTCTGTAGTAGACATACCGATGGGCGATTTAGACGCTAGAAGCGCATCGTCTGAGAGAGGTGTGAGTTTGACTACGTCTAGGGAGTCAGACGCGCAGTTGCCAAATAACGTTACATTAAAGTACCTAGACTTCAACAGGGAGTATGATGTAGGTGAACAATATGCAGAGCGTAACGATGGTAACTCAGTAAATCTTCGTGTTATTGACATACCCGTAGTACTTACTGGGAGTGAGGCTGCTAACTTAGCAGAGCTATTACTATATCTATACTGGCTTGAGAGGTACGACGTTTCTTTCAGCCTACCTCCTACATATAATCAACTAGAGCCCGCTGATGTAGTAACTCTTCAATCTCTGGAGGGTAACATTCAACTCAGGCTGACCGCAGTGGACAACACAACTGACGGTGTTGTTGTGTGTAAGGCCAAGTACAATTCAGCTGCTGTTTACTCACCTAATGCAGTGGGCGCTGACCCAGTAGTCAGTGGCCCCATCATTATAGAATACGCCCTAGAGCCTGGGTATGTCTTGATGGATGTACCCTATATGGACAGGCAGATGGACCGCCCGTCTTTCCTGTGGACTATGTATGCCCCAAGCGACACATTTGGTGGCGGGGAGATATACCGTACAGAGGATGATGGAGTTAGTTGGGACCTTGTGCAGGGTTTCAGTCCTCCCGGAGGTGTTGTAGCGACTGCAACAAATGCAATCACCGCAGTGGATACTGGTGTTTGGGATAAGGCCAGTGTACTTAACGTTAGGATGGTCGGTGGTAGCAGCCTTACCAGCGTTACTGACCTGGCTGTGTTAAACGGGGCTAATCTCTTTGCTTATGGCGCAGACGGCAGGTGGGAGATAATAAGTATACAGTTGTGCACTCTAACCGGACCTGGTCGCTATACATGTACTGACATGATCCGTGGGAAGTTTGGGACCGAATGGGCAATGGGCGAACACAGTATAGGCGATTACCTGATACTGCTTGATGAGAATCACCTCAGCCTTGTAGGTATAAGTAATCAGTTGATAGGCCTCCCTAGAACATACAGGAGTGGGGATGACATCAACTCCCTGGACGTCTACAAGGACTATGATTTTACCTACCAAGCCGTAAACCTGGAGTGCTTGTCACCCGTCTACGTGAAAACTTTTCGTGATTTAAGCACAAATAACTGGTACTTTTACTGGATTCGCAGAAGCCGCACAGACTGGGCCTGGAGAGATAATGTCGACGCTGACTTAGGCGAGTATGAGGAGTCTTATGATGTTGAGATTTACTCTGACGCTAGTTTTACTACAGTTCACCGCACGATTAGAGTGCCATCTGCTGAATGTACCTACACGTCTGGCGACCAGATAATAGATCAAGGAACTGTCAAAACGGCTGTATTCTTCAAGGTGTACCAGGTCTCATCAGTTGTTGGTAGGGGCGCTCCGGCAATATACCCAGGGTCTAGTTTTAATGGTGCAAACCTCGCAGACCCTAACTTTAACGAGGTTGTGTTCCTTACCTCTAACACAGGCGCTGAAGGTAACAAGAGGTTCAGGGATGTTAGGGGTGCGCTTATGTCTAGTTCTGGGGAGGTCAAGACTACAACCTCAACAGGGCCTTTTACTCTTGGGTCATCTGCTCAGTTTGATGGTGTGGGTGACTATATTATGACTCCAGGTAAGGATAGATACAGACTAGGGGCAGGGGACTTCTGTGTAGAGATAATATTCAAGACTAGCCAGAAGCACGGAGTACTCCTTGACTTCTACACAGGAGGCCAAGCAGGGTGGCAGATACTGTTAGATTCTTCAGGGTTCCTGTGGTTCTACACAGGTGGCTCTGTAAAGACAGGGTCTAAAAACCTGTGCACAGGTGAGTGGACTTATGCTGCGGTTACTAGGGAGCTTGGCAACGTTCACTTCTACAGCGCTAGACTGGGTCAACCCTTACTTGAGGACGGGATAGGCACTCCTTATGCAGCCAACCTTAATTACACCACTTTAACTTTTGCTATAGGCGCTCAGGTTGCCTCTAGGAATCCATCATGGGATTTTAAGGGCAATATTGGTCCAATCAGGGTTACTGTAGGCACAGCCCGCTCCCCATTGGTAACGCCTACTGCAGATTTTCCACACGGTTAAGGAAACATAATGGCATCTATAACATCAAACCTAGATTTGATTATTCAATCTCAGGCTTCTAAAGAAATCACTGCCAATGGACTGTTCAACAGCGCTAGCCCGGCCATGCTGTTTGCCCGCAGGGAGAATAGTACGGGCCTCACATGGTATTGCTATGGTGGTCCTATGGTGATAGATGGGGTACTGACTGTAATCGCAAACCCGGCTGGTATAGCTTTATCAGCCAGCACCACAAACTACATAGAAGCCACTCGTGCAGGCGTAGTCTCAAAGAACACTACTGGTTTCACTCCTGGCTCTATCCCACTGTACCAACTCAGCACAAGTGCCATAACTGTGACCAGTTACACAGACTATCGTGCGTGGGTGACGCCTAACCACGTGACTAGCAAGGCCAGTGTCGTGGTAACAGCCGCTGACGTGACCCTGACCGCAGCCCAGGCTGCGTGCCGGTACCTGACAACCACAGGAGCCCTGACAGGGAACAGGGCCGTGATCGTGCCCAATGACTGGGAAGGTATCGTCTATTGCAACAACACTGGGGCGTTCACTACCACCTTCAAAACATCTGCGGGTGCTGGTATCGTTGTCGCCCAAACCAAAAGAGCCCACCTGTTTGCTGATGGTACTGATGTCGTTCGCATCACTGCGGATGCGTAAGGTGACCAACAGTCGTGTAGGCGATCTGTAGCGTGGGGTAGTCAAGGCGGGGGAGGATGGATTCCGCTGCCAGGATGCCATCAGCCAGATCACGCAACTCCCCGACCTCAGCCGTCCACTCTTGTCCGGGTGGGCGGCGGTCAGCCATGTCAGCCAGGATTTCGAGTGCCACGTTGACCTTGTCCTTTAGGGACCGCTTCACCCGGTGTGTGGTGCGGTCAGCAGCGACCGAGATCACGACAAGGACCTTGGCCACGCGCACCCAGTTGATAGAGCACGGGGTTCCGAGCTGCATCCCGAGCAATGCGAAGTGCATTTCTGCTCCCAACTCGTTGATCAAGTGGGCTGACACCTTTTTCTTTGTCTTCATATTCTTCTTATTATTCAATGAGTTACAAACGCGCTGTGGGCAAAAGTCAGGAAGTTTGTGGGCTGTCCCACACTTTATGGATTGCAGCCTCCTCCAGCAGCCACCGGTGTGATGCCCAACCCAGGAAATTGGCATAAGCCAGCCCAGGCAGGGCCATAGCCTGGTGCTCGACCGGGGACATGTGCGGTGGTACGGCGTTGACCAGGCTCTCGTACCGGGCCACGTCCTGTTCAAGGGTGGAGGTGCGCCCCTCGTGGTTGAGGTAGGACACCCGGCAGCAACGGGCCGCAGAGACCTGGATAGCCTCATGGGTGCTCAGCCGCTCCCGCTCCAGACAGTCGATGTATGGGAGATGCCAGTCGTGATCCTCCAGTTTCCTGGGCGTGCTGATGTTCCGCATCAATCGCATCTGCTTGGCAAGCTCCTGGAACTCAGGCTGCGCGTCAGGATGGCAACGTAGGTCGAAGAAGTTCTGCCACTCTGTGCTGGTCACAACCACGTGAATGTGCTGCCAGGGCTCCAGTAGGCGGTTGGACACCTGCTTGTGCAGCCCCAGTTTCGACAGTACCCACACCACCCCGCACATGGCCCGGCCAGATGCCTTCCACAGAACCTTGGCTGCCAGCCGGCGAAAGGGTCGCAACTCTGCCCCGGCCTGCATGCCTGGCTTGTTGCTGCCCCAGTACACAGGTGCGGCTGGCTCATGCCACACAGCCCTCAGCATCTTGCTTACCGGGATTGCTCGACTACTGCTGGCATTTCTGCTGAACAATCTGTGGGTAAGAAATTCTGAGTGGATAAACCTCGGGTACTTCAGTTGCATGGTGGTAATTCGCTCACCCCCACTATTGATAGAATCGGCTATCACCTTTACTTCAATTGTCATTCATTCTCTCCCGTCTACTAAGTGGATATTGATTAGGTGTAGTCATAGCTCTATTCAGCCCCCATTTACGTATGCGTACCGCAAGGGCTTCTGGAGTTATTCCAATTAACTTGGCCCAGTCACAGCGATTTCTAATTGCTCCGTCCCACTCTATCAACACACTTCTAGTAGTGTTTCTAGACTGCTCCATGGCAGTTGCCCACCTGCAGTTTTCTTTGCTGTAGCCGAGGTCGTTGTTCACCCTCTCTATAGAAAGTCCGTCGGGCCTGGTCCCCATGTCCCGTAAGAAGTTCTCATACTTTAACCAGTCTTTACATACTGTAATACCTCTTTCCCCATAGTGTTTATAGTGAGTATTTCCCTTGCGGTTACACCTCTCTATCATCGCCCTCCATGTGTTATAAGTAGGGGATTTAGACTGACCGTGAGTGGAGTGGTTGACACTTGACAGCTCCCTAGCTAGACACCCACACGAACGGGTCATACCATTACGTAATGCCTCCGCCCGAACCCTAACCACTACACCACAATCGCATCTGCATTCCCAATATGGCTTGAGACTTCCGTTTGGTGTTCTATGGTTATCTGACCTACCCGTAACAACCAACCTTCCAAAGACTCTTCCAGCTAGGTCTATCATTACACCAGAAGTCATGCAAAGTCTCCAATGCACGTAAGCGTTACACCACTCTCTGAGCACATTGCTTCAGACTCTTTAATGTCTTCTGCCCATCTAGACTCAAAAGCCTTGGAGCCAACCTTTGCAACTATCCTTGAGATGCCACGCTGGATAAGGTGCCCTGTGCAGTTTGCACATGGAGGGTGGGTAACGTAGGCAGTACACCCAGATACGTCAGAGTTTGCAAAATGCAGGGCATTAGCCTCCGCATGTATACTTCTGCGAAGCCTTACCTCTCTTGGGTACTCTGCATCTACCGTTTTGGATGGAGGGCCATTGAAGCCCACACTGATTACTCTACGACTCTTGTCAACAAGAACACACCCTACCTTTGTGCTGGTATCCTTGGACCAAGAGGATACAAGATCAGCCATACTCATGAACCTCTTATCCCACTTCTGATCTGAAATTACTTGGACCATCAGCCGCGCCCTCCAAAGCAGGTCGCTGGCACCACTTCAGACTCAATTTCATAGTCAGTCATATTCTTCAATAACTCAACGTGCCCACTTCCAAGGTAGCACTCCCATACAATTTTTACTGCCTTTTGAGGCTCGAAGACTATCTTAGCTCCAGCACACATCGGGGGCTGGCCTAACAGATTAAGCAAGTCCTGTACTCGTTTGTCAGAACACAAAATCACGGGCATATCACACCTCACAAAATAATCAGATTGTCAGCCACTGTTTCACTTACTTCCTCATGTGAAACTAACAGTGTCTGTTGGAAATTCACACCCTTCAGGAATCCCAACATGGACTCGACCCTCTCAGAGTCGCAACCATGACCAGGTTCATCGAGCACCAGTAATCCGCACTGTGGCAGAAACGTTCTTAACATGGCACATCTAATTGCCATTCCAAGAATATCCAAAGTGCTCCCAGACAGACTCTCAACCGGCTGGCCGTTGACCATGAACCCGGACCCTTCCTTGGTGACCCAGGACTCCTCTTTGCGCATGGTAGAGAACATGACACTGACCGAGGCCAGCACCGTATTCCACAGCTTGTTGGCGATGACTGGCCGGATGGCTCGCAGCTTCTTGATCAGGGAATTGTTGAAAGCCAGGGCCTTGATCTCCTCCTTGCACTCGGCAATGGCAACCTGCGTTGATTCAACCCGCTGCTTGGCCATGGTCCAGAGTGCGACAGCCGCCTCATGATCCTTGGTCAGCGCTGCCATCTCTGCCTTGGTCACGATCAGGGTCCCCTCCGCAACCTGCTCATCAGCGATGGCCTGGTCCTTGGCAGCAGTCAGGGTCACGATGTCGTCAGCGGTCGGGCCATCGAAGTCAGCGAGTGCTTTGACGGCGTCTAGGTAGTTGTCATCAGCCTTGGACACTTGCTCGACCGCCAGTTCGAGCTTGGCCTTGGCCGAGTCCACAGCCTTGGCCTGGGTCTCGATGTCGAGGATGCGGCGGCGAAGGGCGACTACGTCGGTGGCTTCTCCTTCTGGCACCGGACCATTCCAAGTGGCTGTGCCAGGGTAGGTCGTGATGTCCCACACGACATAGTCCCTGATCTGCTCAGCGGCGGCAGTGTACCGGGTGGCGAATGCAGCAGCTTCAGTGAATCTGTGCTGAGCCCTAATCTCTTCCGACCTTTTTACCTCTAGGTCTTTCAGGTCATCAGCTAGGTCCTCTAGGCCTCTATCAACCTCAGCGTTGCGGGCTGATATGTTCTCGGCGTTTGGAAGTTTCTGGCCACACTTGCTGCATGTGTCACTGTCAAATCTCTTGGCTTTGAGGGTCTTCACCTCATAGCCTACCCCTGAGATCGCCGTATTGAGGTTGCTCACTCTCAACTCACAATCCTTTAAGCCCTTGTAGAACTCCTCACTGGACCCAACCCAACGGTCTCCAGAGGGTAAATCCAGAAACGCCTTGTACGCCGCCTTCCTCTTGTTGTGGTCCAGGCTCAGGGCGATCTGTTCCTTCAGCCCCTCGATCTGGCTGGTATCGACCACGACCTTGGTCGCGGGCATCAATTCCTTCACGAGCTTGTCAGCGTCCTTCAGCGTCCGCAGGGCGCGGTCGACTTTCTCCTCCAGGGCTACTCGCTTGAGGTAGAGGGCGGAGCCCTCCTGCCACGCCTTGACGGCAGCCGCTGACGCCGTCCGCAGCCCCGGTAGTTGCTCACCGAAACTCCACAACCTGGTTTGTAGAGTCCCAAGGGCCTTTTCATACTCCACAACGTCGGGCTCTGGAGGCACGGAGCTGAGCATGTCGATCAGGCTCGCTTCCGCCCGTTTCAGTCGATCCTCGGCCATGGCCGGCGACCCAAGCGCGAGCCTGGTCGAGGCCTCGCTCAGAATCCTGTCGAAGGTGTCGAACCCGGCCAGGTCTTCGATCATCTGGCTGAGCGCCTTCGGCCCTTCTTCGAGTGCCCCACGGATGGAGTTCTGACTGGCCACCATCAGCTTGTTGGCTGTGCCCACGTCAGCACCGAGGAGGTGTGAGGCGAAGGACGTGACCGCATCCTGGCCGGTGACAAAGACCTTGCCCTGGAACAGGACCTCGGCCCCGGACTTGCCACGGGTGAAGGTGTAGGTTGCGTCACCCACCGTGAGAGTGAGCGAGACCTTGAGGCGCTTTGAATCCTCGCCCCAGGTCACGGCCTGATCGAAGGTAGTGCGCAGTGCCCTGGTACCGAACAAGGCATAGCCTATTCCCTCTAGTAGACTCGACTTGCCGCACTCGTTCGCAGCTCTGATTACTTGTATGCCGTTGGTGAAGTCGATGGTCAGGGCTTGGTGCTTGCGGAAGCAGGTGAGTGTTATTTGGTTAAGCATGTATATCTCCTTTAATCATGGCAACGCCGACCTCAACCCAGTCCTATCCCTCAGATACCTGGCGAACAAACAGTACCACTCACACGGCGTCAGGCCCATTTCAGCGTGTTCGCGGACCCACTCACCACGAAAGGACGCCAACTCTGCTGCCATCAACAACTCGAATTCTGATACCGACATCTTCATGATTTGCCCTCATGCTTATCACATACAGCAGTCTTACCTACGGCAAAACCCCCTAAAGCACATCGCCTGCCCCGCTCCTCTGACCATTCCACCCTCCCCTGCCACCCGTTGTAGCTTTTCTTGACTACCTCACAGGTATAGTGGGTACAGTTACTACACGTGTCAGGTGTAGTCCTATAGTTCTGTGCTGCCTTTGCCTCGCTCTGCCTGCTCATGCCATCAACTCCAGTAAAGAACACCTCTTCGTTATTACCCTATGATATACGTGGTGATATGACTTACCTAGAAGTGAGGCAATTTCCGACAACGTCAGTAGGCTGCCGTTAACCTCAAACCTGTGCCATAAAGATACGTTAGGATTGCTGACATCAAGAGGCCTGCCATCCCTTAAACGTCTGTGCAGTGTCTTGTATCTTACACCGTGGTCTTCTGCAACCTCAGCTAGCACTCCCTCAGCAACCCTTACGGTGTTACGTCTATTGCGAGCCTGCTCCGTTATAGTTGCCCAACGGCAATTACCAACTGTGTAATTGCCATTTGTGTCAATACGGTCAAGGGAGTGGTCTGGGGTGGGTTTATGGCCCATGTCAGATAAGAACTCTGAGAAAGAATTTCTCCACTTCTCACACATAGTGATACCCCTACCTCCATATCTTGGGTAAGCCTCGTCCCTAACGTTAAAGCATCTCCCTTTTGCAGCGCACCAAGATTTATACTCTGCTGAGTTTCTCATGCCATGTTTAGTGTTACCTATATTGCCTGTCGTGTTATTCACTCTTGGCATAATAGCCCCCTAACTGTATCTACTTCAGCCTCATTTAAGTTTTCATAAATAGCAGAGAGGACATCGAACGCTTTCAGGTTCTCTATGCTCTCGGCGGCCTTCTCCCCGGACATGTCGTGGCCCGCTACCTTGACGGCGTTGGTGATCACGAAGGCGTCACTGGTCTGGCGCAGGGTAGAGATCGCCTTGATGACCTCGGCTGCTTCCGCGCTCGTGGCCTCACCGGTGACACGTATGAAGTCCGCCCCAGCGCCTTCCTTGATCTGCCTCCAGTCCACCTCAAGGTAGAATCCATCACGGCTCCAGGTCTGGACCAGCTCCACGCCCTTGTCAGTGAGTCGTACAGCATGCTTCGTCTGGTTGCCGAGGCAGTCCAGTACCGACGAGGGAAACTGGTTGCCGACCACCAGCACTCTCCCACCCCGAAGGCTGTAACCAATATGCTCGTGACCAATGATCAGGCTCCAGCCAGCCTCCATCAGCGCCCCAACCTGGTCATCACTGAGGTTCAGGGAGTGGTCGCTGTGATCCGCGAAGGTGTTCTTGTAGTTGCAGTGGAGGAGCAGGTACCGGTCCTTTCCCAGTGTCACCGCAGCGTTCTGGATTTCAGCGTCGAACAGGGCCTGGTTGGGCATGTGAGGGACGCAGAACACGCCTCTGCTGGCATCAACCCTTGAGAGACCATTGGTGTGGTCCCTGACCTCAACATCGTGCCCCACACCAGACATCTGCAGCATAGCCGCCAACAGGTGGAAAGAGGACACGTCATTACCCCTCGGGGACCAATCATGGTTACCTGAGATCAAGGTCAGCTTAGCACTTGGCCTCTCACCCAGCCAGCGGTAGAAGATTTCACAGGTGAGCAGAACCTCAGAAGTGTCCACTGTGAACTTGTCAAACAGGTCCCCGTTCACGACTACCCACTCGTTCTCAGTAGCTAGTAGAGACTCAAGGCTGTTGCGCAGGTGGTCCCGCAATGCTTGTTGAGACTGGGGTGTGGTCCCCCCGGCGCGCTGCACTCCGATGTGCAGATCACTGATTATCATCATGCTGGCTCCCCTGCAAGGAATCGTACTTTATACTTATGGTAAGGTGTGTCATCGTCCTCCCTCAACCAGTCTTCCAACTGGTCACTGCTACTGAAAGCCTCAGACCCTACACCAGGTAGGGTCAGCTCCATGACAGACCCAGCACGCAGAAAGGAGTGGCACATGTGCCTGTAGTCCCATATCTCGCCCTTTGTCAGTGTATATGTGCAATTCATATTCCGCCTCCAAAATGAACCAGCGCCCATACTAGACACTGGTGCCGTTGTTGTCAAGACATGTCGTTTTCGTCGCGGAAGCCCAAGAAGGTAGGAAATCTCGGCAGTGTTTTAACACCCACAGGGAAGTGCTTGACCTTCACCCACCTGCCCACGTACTTCTCCTTGTTGCCCCAAATTTCCCGGCGCGTGGCGTCATCAAAGCCGGTTCCGCAGGTGAAGCGTTTACCTCCACTTGTTTCCAAGACTAGGGCACCAAGGTCGCCACGCCCAATCATGTTCTCGACGTGCATGGATCGTTCGGTGTGTCCCAGGGCATTGATGGTGGCCGGGTTCGCATTGTGGAAGCGCTCCTCGAAGTCGACAACCAAGAAATCATCCTCGGAAAAGCGTTTAAGTTTGCCGAGGATGCCCTCCTTCACCGTGCTCCGGCCATACTTGTAGGTGCCACCCAGGCTGCGGACCATGACCCCTTCCGCGCCCTTGGCAAGGAGCACTTCCTCAATGCGGAGCAGGTCCGCCTCACAGTAGGCCCAGTGGTGCGTGACACGTTGGATTTTGTAACCCGGTTGAGTGGCTGCCAATCGGTCAGCAAATCCGCTGAGGGGGAGGTCCCACCGATCGAACACGTAGTAGGTGAAATCCGGCTCGCCATCCTTGGACATGACCCCCGAGTTGGTTACGCGATAGCAGTCCTCGGCAAACGGGTCACCAACTATCAGCTCCCCATCCAGGCCGTTATACTCAGGCATCCCAATGATTGCCTGCACGTACTCGTTCCTGATCGGCTTCAGGTTACGACTGACGGCCACGCCATCAGTGATAAGGCACCGGATACCATCCAGTTTTTGTGAAACAAGTACGGGATACCTGACAGCAGTCGTATCGGTGATTGTGTGAGAAAGCATTGGCTTCATTGTGACCACTCCTCTGGAGTCTTTATTGGTTTTGTGATTGCGTCCTTGTTGGCCTCGAACCAGGCTACCTTGGCCTCTGCTCTCTTAGCCCGCTGCTTCTCCTTGATGGCCTCTACCTTCTCCGGGTTTGCGGCACGCCATGCGTCGTGCCTTGCCTTGTCTTTCTCCGGGTTCTCTGCCCGCCACTTCGCGTGGGAGGCTCTAACTTTCTCAGGGTTTGCGGCACGCCATGCCGCGTCCCTCGCTCTGCATCGCTCCCTGTTTGCCGCATGCCACGCTAAGTTATTGGCCTTTGCGCACGCCTTGCAGTAGGTCTGCTTGCCATCTGCCGCTGATTTGGCTGCCCAAAACTCAGTCAGTGGCTTCTCCTCATTGCACCTCCTGCAAACTTTCATGCCCCTCTTCCTTTCGGTATGGACGGGAAAATGAATGCCCGCTTGTTGGCGAGCTTGTTGTTCGAGACCATGATCTCCAGCCGCTCCTTGTTGGCCGCTGGGTTCTGGCGGGCCTTGTAGCATGGGCCACACTGGTAGACGATGATCTTGCCACCCCTGCCCTTGACCAGCCGGTGGAAGTCATCCTCGGGGTGCAGGCGCTGGCAGTAGGGGCAGAGTTTGAGGGGAGTAGGTCCAGCCCCCTTCAGAGGAGTGGTGCAGGGTTCCAGAGTGGTAGTGCCATCAGTGAGTGGCAGTGTGGCACTCATGACCCGAAGTACCCAATCGACTTCAGCGCCTCAGCGGCACTCGCATGGACCGGGAACTCACGCAGGTCGTGGCTCGGCACGTCCGCCTTGAGATGGCGAGGGTCTATGGCACGCCACTCATCGAAGAGGTAGTGGTAGACCAGGACCACGTCATCACTGCCAGCCAGTTCCCACTTGTGCAGCGTCGGGAGTTGCGACAGGTTGCCTCGCGGCAGCCGGTAGGCGTGGGCCAAGCCCTTGACCTCGATGAAGCCGGCGTATGAGCCACAGCGGTAGATGTAGTCAGCGGGCTGGGCCTGCATCATACTCATGCGGGCAGCTTTGGTATCAGGCAACCGAGCCCACGCAAACTTCACGCTATTGTTCCAGCCCTTGAGCACCTTCTCGACCTGGGCCTCGACTTCGTTACCAACTTGTGGACCAGTCAGTGACTGCCACCATTCGATGCTAAATTTCTTCATATTATTCTTCTTATGTACTGTTACAGTTGTTACAGAGGTTTTGGCTGTTTCACAGTCCCATCCCACCGCTTCTTGACTCCGCACTCCTGAATTCGCTCATCACGCAGTGTCAGTACGCAGTCATCACGCATGATGACAAGGCCGAACAACACCTTGTGCCGGCTGGCGTGGTGGTCACACATGCCGTCCTTTTCATAGAACGGGCAGCTTATTGTTGGTTGGTGTCCCATGTTATTGCTCCTTGTCTAGGTCACACAGAAAAGCCGTCGGGCTCATGAACTCCTTGGCCAGTGTCAGTATTTGCTCTGGTGTGAGTACGAGTCTGATGATAGTCTCAAGGTGACTCACTCTTGCCGTTAACTCCTCCAAAGACCCTGTAGCATGAGACCTTGATAGGAGGACCATAGTAAAGGCCTCCTCCAGGCTGATCTCCCATGATGGCCACCCGGAAACTCCATAGTTTATCTTCATGTGTCAAACCTCCTGAATATTACACAGTCGAGCTAATATGCTTCGGAACCCTACCGTGATTTGGGTTGAACCCAAACTTAACAGAAGCCGCCGCTCTGACTGCGGCTGCTTCTTCTAGGGTTTTGTAAGTCCCAAGGCTTAGCATCTTCCCATTTACACGGACGTGGGCGACGAAATTCCCGCACCTTGAAATTACAACGCCAAGGACACCTGTCTTGTTATCTTTCCTGATCGCTGCATTTTTGTTGTTTTCAGACTGCGGGGCAATCCTTAGATTGCTAAGCCTATTGTTTAGACCATCCCCGTCGTCATGGTCTATTTGATCTTCTGGCCAAGTTCCATATGACATAGCCCAAACGATCCAGTGTCCCATGATCATGTGGTCATCTACCCTTACACGGTAATAGGTCTTACCTCTGCAGTCGGCTTTGTGTCCAGCCACTGCATCTTTAACCGCATATTGATTTCGTCGGACGGTCCAATGAAGGAGCCCGGTTTCTGCGTCGTACCGTAGCAGTTCATGGAGCCGAGCAATAGGCAAGACTGGTTGAGTAATTTTCATTCTTACAGACCTTTGAATTGCGAAAGGATCGGGTTCCCCACTTCCCGCTTACGCGAGATTGGCCGACACATCCAGGATGTGCAGTGGGGAATCCGATCCTCCCTGGAGTATTAAACACGCGGCCAAGCGATGCCTGTATTGTACAAGACTGCACACTTTGGCGCTACTGGCACCTTTGATTGAGACTACACAGTCGCCTCTGTTTTGGCAAATATCTCATCCAAAGCCGCTTCAATCAGAGCGGCTTCTGGCACCTCCCCTATCTCAATCAGGGTCCCGAACGTCGCCCCGATACCGATCGAGGAAGCGGACGGAAGCAGGTCCAGGAACTGCTCGCACATGATCCCGTGCAGTTCCTTGATGCAGGCCACCGCATCGGCCCTGCCCACCGACACGATAATTTCGTCGTGACATGGCCAGTACCAGCGCAGGTCATAGCGGTCCAGCACACCGCTGCTCCATATCCTGCCCATGATGGTGCGAAGCTGGTTACCACCAGCACCCTGGATACAGGCATTGGACGCCTGTCTCAAGGCTTTCTGCGCCGTCCACTTGTCCCCGGACAGAAGCAGTTCCCGCAGATGTCGGCGATTCCCGCCATGGAGCGGGACCCAGCCCTGCCGGCTGGCAAAGTCTTCTGTCTCCTTCTTCCAGATGTTGACCCGTGGAAAGGCGCGATCGAGGGCGTCGAGGTAGCCTTGCGCTATCTCGTCCTCGATGCCAAGACCCTCTGCAATTTTCGGTGCCATCGCACCGTAGGAGGAAGCAAAGAAGGTGATCTTCCCGTTTTGGCGGGCGTTGTAAGCAGCCTCAGCTATGGCAGGGTCTTCCGATTTGTACCGGGTGCGGAACTCGTCATACGGTATCCCCAGCACCATAGCCGCCGTGAAGGAGTGCAGGTCCTTCAGGTCGTCTCCCATGTAGGCCGACATCATGTTCTCGTCCCTGGACATGTCAGCCAGAAGGCGAATCTCCTGCCCGGCTAAGTCACAGGACACGATCACAGCGTCCTTGTGGTGGGGAACAAATACTGAGCGCACCCCGCCATACCCAGAGTCCAGTTGCTGGATGTTCGGGTTTCCGCTGGTATGCCGCCGAGTGTTGGTAGCGCACTGGCGAACTTCCGGGTGCAGACGCCGGTCCTTCCAATGGACCATCTTGGGGTACGCCTCCCAGTACAGACCCCGCCGAGTGTTGATCGACTTCATTGCGCTCAAGGCCTCCAGCACAGGGGCCACTTCCGGGGAAGCGTCCCCTCTCTTGATGGCCATCGCCATGGCGTCATCGTCGGCGCGGGGGTTGCCTTCTCGAATCCCCTTGGCCCGCATCGTATCAGTTGCCTTGTTGCGCAAGCGAATGGGCAGCCCCATGGTGTCGTACATCAAGGTCACCAACTGCTTGTTGCTGCCGACGTTCAGATCAGGTGTGCCGTCAAACCGGCGTGACATCCAGTCGTTTATCTGCGGAATGTCAGCATCCTGGACTAGCTTGGCCAGAAGCGGGGCATCCTCGTGATCCATGACATCTATCAGTTTGGCCAGCTTTGATACGGTCCTCACTGCGGTTTCAAGCGGAGTGCCGAGGATGACTTGAACCGCTTCCTTGATGCCCGAGGGGGTGAGTTCAGTCAGGACGGGGCACTTCGTGCCGCTCCACCCCTTCTCAACCAGGTACGTGTTCAAAGTACTTTCATACTCCGTGTACTTGTTCTCGTCCTCGGCTTTTAGTTTGAACAGGCGTTCCAAAGAGATCGGCGTACCCTGAACGTAGGATAAAGCGGACAGGTACATTGGCTGTTGTTCGACTCGTATGAAGGCGTCCCACGTCTTCTCTAACTTCATCACCGTCACAAACAGGTTCCACACACCGACCGTACAGAATACGTCATCCAGGCCGTAGGACAGGACATGCTGCGCCGTGAGCGCGTCCATCTTCCTGCCTTCGGTCACTTCCTCGTAGGTCTGCTGCTGGTAATCTAGCAGCTTCGCAGATAGTTGCTTCAACCCGTGGCTAGGTTGGTTCTCATCCCAGTAGCTGGCCGCTATCCGGCTATCAACCATGTTCGGGAACATGCCGCGCCAGCCGTTGCTGGCCCACTTCTGGCCGAACGCATTGAACAGGACGGGTATCTCAAATCCTGCTGCGTTGTGCGCCACGGTCATTTTATCGTGGGGGATCAGCTCCAGCAGGCCTTGTAACTGGTCCAACGAGATGTTGTCGGTCCCGGCGTGGTCAACAGAACAGTAAAAGCCGTACTGTTGGTTCCTTCCGAACGTAAGGCCACAACCCACAATGGTGGAAGCGATCACGTCCACGCCCCCGCCTTTGGTTGTGCGGAGTGCCAACCATTCGTCGGACTCGTCCGGGGTTGTAGTTTCCAGGTCTAGGCAGAAGAAGGCAGACTTGCCCGTCTGCTGCGCGAGAAATGAGGCAGCCTGATCGTAGTTGCTTCTCACGACCAAGCGCACTTGCTGCGCCCACTTGTGCAGCCGCTTGTCCTCGAACGCGCTGACTGGCTTGACCATGCCAGCCTTCCACTCCAGCGGCTGGCGCAGGGTGTTGACCCACTCGTCGTGCAGCAGGGCGCAGTCGTAGGACTGGTAGACGTGCTCGGCGCTGTCGACGATCAGCTTCAGAGGCTTGAACTCAGCCACGTCATCAGCCAGTTCATGCAACGTCCGCCGCTTCATCATCCCCTCAAGGGCAGCCAGGCCGCCCTCGCCGGCCCAGACCAGGAAGTCGAGAAAGGTCTTCGGCCCGAACCGGGTTGCGCCCTTGTACTCGTTTCCGTCCCCGACCAGGGCCTTGTACACCGGGATGAGTTTGTGGGGGAAGGGGCCGTAGGGGTTCTCACGGGTCAGCATGCCGCCGCGCCAGAGAGCCACGTCCGGGCCAATCAGTGTCGCCATGTCCCCGTCCGTCGTCAGGATCACCTTCTCGCCGTCGAGGTTGCGGGCCAGGTAGGCGATGATGTCGTCAGCCTCGACCCCTTCCTGGGTCACGATCTGAGCGCCCAGGTTACGGAAGGTCTGGGTCAGCTTGTCCCGCAGGATGCTGAACTGCTCATAGGCCAGGCTGTGGCGAGAGTCCCGGCCTTCCTTGTACCCGTTGTAGATGGCCTTCCGGCGCTGCTTCGAGTACGCGCCCTCGACCACGAAAATGGTCTCGATCGGGACCACGTCCAGCTCGCCCATGACGCTGAGCAGGTGGCTGATGGCACACTCCTGCCCGAACTGCCACCCATTGACATGGACCTCCTTACCCTCGTGCTCCACAACCATGCCGAACTCTTTGTCCTTGCCGGCCAGCAGCGACTGCCACAGCAGGCTGCTTACATCCACGATCAGTCGTCTCATAGCGCTTCTCCTTTCCGTTGATCTGTGCTGAATGTGAAACTCAGCGCGACTTTACTTTGTGCTGCGACTTCGCACTGATATTCAGGCGTCACTTCCGTGCCATCCTTTCCACACTCGATTTGAGGAACCACCACATGATCCCCAACAAGTCTGCCCAGATTGCCAGGAAGCTGAAGGGGCTCTTGACCCAGCCCACGACCAGGGTCCAGAGCATGCGCCCGGTCATTTGCAGCGCTGCCCCCATAAACAGGGGCAGCATCATGCTCATCAGCAACCAGTGGGGCAGATCGACAGGTTCTACCAGTTCAATCTGGCGGTGCATCTCTGCAACTGCGTCGTCCCGGATACGCCGGAGTTCACCTACGTCCATACTGCCTCTCCCGTAACTCCTGCTCGGTCTGGCAGGCCACGCACTTGATCCGGCCCAGGGCAAGGCGGGCCGGGACAATCTCCACGCCGCACTCACATTCCGTCACCGGCCACGTGCCGTCCGCGTTCTGTCTTTGTTGCGGTGCAGCCTTGGCCCGTGCTGCGGCCTCACTGTGGCGGTTGAACGTCTCCGTGATGGCACTCGCTGCGTCGATCATGTCCGCGCAGCGGTCGGACTCCTCTTGAAATGTGCTCATCCTGCGCCTCCAGGTTGGGTGGTCAAGGCTGTGGCACACGTCTCTGAATGTAAGGTGTGTGCGCTCATCCCAGCTTCCCAAGAACAACATCCACAGCATCATGCAGGTCCTGCATCGTGCCGTCGTTGGTGATCTCGAACTCAGCAAAGGTGCTCAGCCCATTCTCGGAGCTGTGCCTGCCGTCTTCCCCATCTAGGCCCGCTGACTTGCGGGTGACCTCGATCATGACCGCGCCCAGAGAGCGGAGCATGCTCGCCTCCACGTCAGTGCGGACATCCGGGACGACCACGTCATCCGTCAATGCGAGGATGCCATAACTGAGTTCCCAGCGCTTGCACCAGGTGTCCTCACCGAACGTGCCCTTGACTGCTTCCGTGCCCAGCTTCTGAAACATCTGCCGTGGGGACATGCCCCAGTACTCGATCACGACCTCCTTCAGGTCCTCGTTCCAGGTTTGCTCGGCAGTCAGGCCGAAGATGTGCTGTGCCGCCATCTTCAGCGGGTCGGCGAAAGCGATACGGGTGTAACCATACTCGGCCCAGAGGTATTTGGCGATGCTATCCTTGCCACTGCGGGCAAGGCCGGTAATTCCAATGATTTTCATATTATTCTTCTTTATAGTTATTGTTGTGCTACTCGGAGTCAGTCTTACCGACTGGCTTTTGAACCCCCTCATACATGAACCTGTACAACCGGGTGATATACCCCTGAAGGGCTCTCTCTGACGGGTTCTCTTTCCGAACTGCCAACCTGCAGAACACCTTGGAGAACTCACCAGTACTCATCCACTGCGGTACTAGCTTCGGGTACAGGATGGCGAGGGCATCGCCGGGTGTGCAGAGGATGGCCACCCACTTATCGAACGTGGCCTGGCTCGGCGGGTCCCGACGTACCCGTGTCTTCAGCACTGCCCTCCATGAGATGTCAGGATTACCCTGCCACAGGGCCGTGACCGCATCCACCGCCCCACGTCCGCGCCGGTAGGCCTCCTGCCACAGGGAGCACAGGTGCTCGTCCGTGAAGTTGACCTTGTGCCGCTTGTGCAGCCACGCCCAGTGGTCAGTCCCCACCTTTAGCCCGGTGCAGAACCGGCTGTGGATCGCACCGTCGATGATGCCGTAGGACCTGTCGCCGTGGTGAACCATCATGGCAGCCTTGTCAAAGGCCAGGGTCGCTCCCTCGGCATTGCCCAAGGCATAGAGCAGGCGCAGCGTCTGCTCGTTGAAGTCCTTGCCCAGGATCACCCAGTTCTTCAGCGCCACTGAGCTGGCCGTGACCAGGTCCTCGACAGAGTCACCCTCGCCAGCAAACTTCGGCCAGAGCCAGGCGTCAAAAATCGCCTCGGTTTCAATCCCTGTAGCGGGGACCGGAGGCGACATGACGCTGCGCAGCGGGAGACCGAAGAAGACCTTGTTGGTGACCCAGGGCAGGGTCTCCAACGTCACCAGCCTGGGGCCGTTGACGCCGGCCCGGCAGTACCTTCGGCAGCAGCGCATCAACGCCGCCTTGAAGACCTCGACCCGGTCCATTACACCGACTCCATCGCCGCCTTCTCTGCGGCCAGGTCACGGTTCAGGGAGTGCTCGGCGTCGAACTTCAGATCGGGGTAACGGGCCTCCAGCTTGGCGATGTTAACTGACAGGACGTGGCCCCAAGTAGTACCCAGAGACGCCACCAGCAGGTTCAGGTACCACATCAGGTCTCCAACTTCAGCAACCAGGTGGTCGTGATCAAGTGATCTGTTGTTGAACGCCGCCTTCTTGACATGGTCCAGGACCTCACCGGCTTCGCCCCCAATACCCAATGATGCGTGGGTAATTTCGTCTGTCCATGTGTAACCCCTTGGGGCTGTTCTCAGTGCTAACGTGCTGTACGTTTCGATGTCCACGCTCTCTCCTTGATATGGAAAAGCCCCCACCGAAGTGGGGGCCTGAACTACGCCGTCGTTGACCGCTTAGGCTTCGAGCGAGAACGCTGCGTTCTGGCTGCCGAGCCACTTGTAGATGGCGTTGGCGGCGGCGCGGGCTGCCGGCGACTTGCGGCCATTGGTCGTGGTCTGGCTGTAGTTTTCGCCGACGAACTTCTCAACGGCTGCCTGGTTGGCGAGCTTGGCGTCGGATGCGTCCGCTTCAACGGCGGTCGGCCACTCTTTGCCAGCGGAGTCGAGATACTTGGTGATTTCAGTTGCCATATTGGATGCCTCTTTCTAGTTGTTGTGGTGCTACAGGGCGGACAAGGCTGTCCGTAAATCAGGGTCCAGGTTGGTGGCTTTCTCCAACAGCCAGGACACGTAGGACTTCGGCAGGTCGGTGAGTTTGGTGCCCTTGTGTTTGCCGAAAGGAATCTTGGTTGGGATCAGGGGTATGGACTGGATGTGCAGTAGATCACTCAGGCCACAGCCCGCATCAGCGCACATCTGCTTGACCAGCTTCAGCAGCACGTCGATGTCACCGTCCGCACTGTGCGCCTTCTCGCGGGCCACCTCGATGCCGAGCATGGCAGCCAGTGTGCCCTGCTTGTGGTTGTCCGCATGCGGGTACAGGCGGCGGGCCACCTTTAGCGTGCAGAGGAGCTGGGTGTCATCGTGCAGCATGTTCTTCAGGAAGCGGTGGTCGAAGGCAGCTTGGTGAGCTATGAACACCACGTCGTCACCGAACAGCGGGTGGCCCACACTGACCATGTACTCTTCCAGAGTCGGGGCATCAGCCACCATCGCATCCGTGATGCCGTTGACGGCGCTGGCTGCGTAATGGATGGGCTTGCCTGGATTGATCAGGCTCGCACCCTGAGCGAGGATGTTGAAATCCTCATCAATCTCGGCCCAGGCCACCTCGCAGACCGCGTCATCGGCCAAGACCCCGGTTGTTTCCGTATCTGCTAGGAAGAATCTCATGGTTGCCTCTTGTTCTTATTGTTAGACTTAATTGGCACAGGCCTGACTACTAAAGTCCATAGCGGGCTTTCATACCCAAACCTGCATCAGTTAAGTGCTGGTTACGTCTCTTCCAGCGTCTGGTCTAGCCAGACCGTGTTGCCTCGGCAGATTACCCTGGCAATTCAGGCTTGGGTGGAAGGACCAGGGGCAGCACCACCTGGAAGAACACCCCACGCTCCCCATCGGGGACGCATCTGCCATACGCTGAGAAATTCTTGAGGCGGCCCCGACCTCAGTGGGTCGGGGCTGGCCGTCTTACTTTGCCTTGGGCACGAAAAACGCAAAATTCGTATAACGATCACCGTTCTTGTTCGACTGCTTCACCGCATGGACCTCAATCAGGTCGATCGGTTTGACACGCCCTGACTGCTCCAACAGGCCACGACTGGTGCAGAAGGAGGTCCAGTTCCCCATGCTGGTCTGCGAGCACTGCAAGCAGGCCAGTTGCCGCTCGTCAACCGGGATTGCACCTGTCTTTGACGACCAGGTCACGAAGCCCCACAGGTCCATGTAGGGACTTTTCTTGGCCTTGGCAAAGCCCTTGGCCCGCAGCGTGTTGAGGTAGTCCGTGACCAGAGTACCTTCGCCGCTGATGGTCTCGTTGTCGAGGCTGACCCGGAAGTAGTCCTTCGCCTCCTTGTCATTCTCACCGGTGCCGATGGCCCACCGATGGTTGAAGGACACCAGCTCAAACTGGATAGCTTCGCCCAGGTCCTGGTCACCCAGTGCCATCGACCCCTGCTCGCCCTTGATACGGGGCGCGGCCATGGACAGGCCTTCAACAGTGGCGTTGTCGAAGACGTTGTTCTTGTCCTTGAACGCCGGCTCGAACTTGCGAACGTTGGTGGATACGCCAGTGGCGGCGGCCTTGGCGATGGCGGTGCTGGCTTGTGCGGCGGCTTCTGCGTCGGTGTCAAATGCGTGGTCGTTTTCCATTTGCTCGAATTCAGGTTGGTTCTTGAGTCCCATGATATTTCCCCTAGGTTGTGGTTGTGGTTCGGCTCTAGTACGAGACGAATTATAGCTGACTGCTTGGGGGTGTTGTCAACATCTATCTACATTGCGCACTCCTTTCTTTATTGGCACGATAGGCAGGCATACAGTAGACCGTGTCATAGCCGTGGCTTACCCGACTGCCTTGGCACGATAGGCAGGCATCTAACCATCACGCAAAAGTATTGACCCCCTCCTTATCGAGGTAGGCCAACGACAACTTAAAGATGACAGCCCGTGGCGAGTCCCACATGATGCTGTCAGGTACAGCCCGCTGCATGGTGCCACCGTAGTTGATCAGTGCCGACTGCCAGGCATTATGGCTGTCAAACAGCACCTCCAGGCCCAGGCTGCGCTGGTACCTGACGTACTTGTCAAAGGCATTGCGCAGCTTCAGTTCGATGTACGTGTCCTTGACCACATAGTCCACGTTCTGGACCATCCTGAAGGTGTCATCAGCGTTACGTGTCAGGTCGGCCATCGTATCGAGGACGCGGCTGACTTCACTCAGGTTCCTCGGGATGCTGTCCATGACGTTGTCGAGGATGCTGTCACGCAGCTCATCAAGCCTGGCATCAAAGAGGGTGCCAAAGACACGGGCCAGGGTCCCTTTCAGGAAGTCGAGACCGGTCAGGGTCACGGCCAGGTTGTAGGCCGGGCGAGCGGCGTCGTCCGCCATGGTCGAGGTCACCTTCCCGGTGACTGTCTTGAGGTTGAGCATGACCTGTGAATGAAGCCACTCCCGGTCAATGGCCAGAGCTGCCATGGCCAGGGACTTGCCGATACGGCCCATCTTGTGGGCACTGTCGAGGCATCGCTCGAAGTACTTGTCCCGACCTGACCGATCAGTCTTGGACATGGCCACGCACACGCAGCGCTCCAGGATCGCGCTCTGGTCTTCCAGAGCTTCACCGACAAAGGCGATCGGGGCGCTGTTCGTGAAGTTGGTCACGGTCAGCTCCCGCACCGACTTGTCCCGGCCCAGGCTGCCCCGTGACAGGTGGTCAGCCGTGTAGTTGGACCGGAGGATATTCTGTAGGAAGTCGAGCATGCTCTTGTGGAGCTGTCGGCGCTTGACCTCCTCAAAGACCAGGGGCAGCGATGCCGAGGCGGCGACGGCGGCGATGATCGGGAAGTGGGTCTGGCCGGCGACGCCGAACTGTCGTGGCTCTACCATGTGGTAGTGCAGGTGGTTCAGCAGGATCACAGTCATGGATTTGCCCGCCCCTGCCTGCCCGTAGACCTGGAGCGAGGGGAACCTCTTGAACTTGCGCCTGATCAGTTGCGTCAGGAAGGCAGCGCAGAACCAGCCCAGGGTCTTGGCCACGTTCTGGCTCGTGTTGATCTGGAGCAGGTCGCTGATATAGTCCTCATCTTCAGTGGTCATTTCCGGGGCGTGCATCAGGTCCGATCGGTAGGTGCCACCCGCATTGTAGACACCGTTGTATCGGTAGCTGACCCCCTCCCGGAGGCACGTTACCTTGTCGGGTGCTGCCCAGATCACATCCTCGTCGTCAGCCGAGTCAGCGCCGGGGGGTGTGACGACATCAATCCCCTCCCGCTCCACGGCGTACACCGTGTTGGTGGTGCCTTTGCGGAACAGGTCCGCGAGGCTGCTTACTTGCTGATCAGATCCACGCATTGAGGCTCCTAAAAGTAGTGCCCAGTTGTTGAATTGGGACCGGGTTGCGAGTGCGTTCATGGGCAGGAACTTCTTCCCTCTTGGCTTACCATCTAGGGTCACGTCGAGTTCATAGCCCAGGTTGTCGCCACCAAGCTGGGCCATGGCCAGTGGGTTCTGCAGGCCCAGGTCGCAGATGTTTCGGTAGCCGTCGTCGCAGCGGGCGAAGATGCCCTGCTTGCTGATGCGGAGCTGACCCCCGTTCTCGTCCAGTGACACGGGCGCTGCCGGGGCTGGCTCCGGGTCCCCCTCCTTGCGGGGCGCTGCCGGGGCGGCGGGCTCGACCGCGTCCGGGAGGAACTCCCCGAAGATGATGTCAGAGTTGGCCCTGACCTCGGGCATGAGCAGGGCCATGATCGCGCCAACGCTGTACTCCATCGTCGGGTTGCCGTTGCAGTACCGGAACATGTCCCGCAGGTCGGTGCGCCGCTTGGCCGGGCTGTTGTAGCGGGAGCTGTCGCTCTCGTGGCTCTCGATGACGCCGGCTGCATCCTTGAGCAGTTGGTCCTCGGTCTTGCCCAGCTCGGCGGCCACGATGGCAAGCTGCATCGAGATGTGGTTCCAGCCCACGCCCGGCTTGATGGTGACGCCGTGGAGGATGCCCTCGAAGGTGTCTGGCCACTCACCCTTGAAGCGTGCCAGAGGGCTGTCCACGACCTTGCGTGTCTTCTTCCGGGCGACCGCTTTCTCGACCTTGTCCCTTGACTGGGCGTAGAGCAGGCCCAGGTCCGCGTTGAGGCTGGGTGGTTCGATCGGCAGGGCGTTGCGGGGGCTGTTGCAGACCCCAGCGTAGGTCTCGGGCGTCATGGTCAGTGCTTCTTCAGCACTGATCTGGACCTTGTACTTGCCGTTGTCGGCCCGCTTGACGTTAGGACAACGCCATTGACGGCCACGCTTGGTGCTATACACGTTCATGTCCAGCGTGTCTACGAAGAGGCCG